TTTTCACAAACATCTTTGATCTGGCGTCAGCATCATAGGCTTTGGGTAATGCTTTTTGTATATAGCGTTCGATATGTCCCGCCGAGATGTTCTCAAAGTATTGCTCGGCCTCGGCCAGACACGACGCCTGAATCACCTCATCAAACTTCGCACCAGCCGGGTGCATATTGTTCGCAGGCTGAACAAAGTAAATACTATCAGCCGCAGGATCAGCCAAACTATTAAGCCAATCGGCTACGGTGAAAGTACCAGTGCTGCCAGTGTAATCTGTAACAGTACCATAACTGCCTCGGCCAGTACCAGCGATAATATCGACACGCCATCCGTTAAAATAGTCATCAGGTTCATCCCTCGTAGAATCTACTACAGTTATAGCACTACCCCCAGTCGCCACCCCACTTTCAAAGTCGATCTTGTTGAACATCAGGATGTATGGAAACTCAAGTATATCAGCTTGAGATGGTTCAGGATAAAGCACCAATTCATAACGCCGGGTCGGGCCGAGTGTGCCATGCACAGGTTCCAGAGACCGGATCGCCGCCATGAATGGATAACCCGAATCATCACTTGATTGGCGACGATCCCGAATTATGGCCTCTGAGGTCCAGCCGATCCACTGTTTGTGCTCGGCGTCTTTGTAGTATCCAATTGGGCCTGCCACTTCACCACCGAAGTATTCCGGGAGCGGGATACGGCCTATGTCGCCAGCTACTGTTTCGTATTGCGTTATGATGTAGGTACTGTCGGCTGCGGGATCAGTCCCCCCTGCGTTTCCATACTCATCAAGCCAGTCGCTAACAGTAATGACTCCACCCGTTGCAGTATAATCGGAGATCGCGGCATAGGACCCTTCTCCCGTACCACCATCAATGTAGATATAGTATCCATTGAGGTCATCGTCTTCGTCGTAGGTATCTTCCAATGTTGCATCAGTCAGCGACGTAGCATCGGCGTCATCTGCGGTTCCTGTTACCTGGACGTTCGAGATGTTTACCTGGAGTATCCTCTTACGCCATTGCCAGCCGGTAGCCGGGGCATCAGCCTCGAACTGCCTGATCCCATCGTTTATTACCTGCTTGATGTCCGCGAGGTCGTCTATGTCAACCGGGGGCATAGCCCGTGATGTGCCATCAGTCCCCCGATACGCCGTCCCCGCTTCCTTCGCTATTCTCGTTGACAAACTCAGCATCGACAAGCTGCTTGTTGGTTCTGACATCTTGTAACCTCACTGTTTTCAGTTCTTGCTCATCATCGAAGTATTCCATGCAGCACTCGTTAAGCAGCTTCACATCATTGAGTAGCAGGACATGATCCTTACGGCTCATCTGCAACTGAGATACTGCACCATCAATTCGATTCAATGCTTCTTGGACTTTGCTTTTGTCAAACATGTCATTCCCCTTCACTAAGTTCTTTGAACACCACCTTTATTGATTCCTGACTATTGATAAGATTAGCCAGTTTAGACGCATCATTTGCTCCGAAATGCACCCCCTGGATACGCACTCGATCTCCATTGGTACGGGTTGAAAACTCGATCTGATCGGATTCAACTATGACTTCTGCTTTCATATAACACCTATAATAACATCCCTGGGGCCAAGTGAATGGCCCCAGAGAAAAATTGTAACAATCAGTCTTCAGGCTTTTCCTCAACCTGTTCAATAGGTTCAAGATCAACAGGTTTATCAAGTTCGCCCATTTTGCCTTTAACTGACATATAGAGTTCAATTGGATTCATTGTAAACTCCTTATCCACACAACATGAATAACGGGCCGACATTATCAGCATCACCCGTCACTACATAACCGGCATACTGAGAACCGCGACCATTGGCCACGGTAACACCAATACTGGTCTCGGCATCGGAGATATTACCGTAGTCACTCCAAAAGCCGCCACCAAGTCCCTTATTGCCTTCATTAACTGCACCCAGCTTACCGCCCTGTGGGGCGATCCAGTTGACGCCTCGGACCTGACACCAAAAATAAGTGCTTGCAGCACCAACATAGGTAGCTGGAACACCTGCCTTATTGGTATTCGCAAGACCACCATCAGCAGTCTCCAACGCAGCATAAGGATTCTGGTAAACTTCACAGGCATCTGAAGTCGTAACAGCCTGGGTCAACGCACCATCAAGGTAAATGTCAAACGCTACATTTTCAGCCGCAGCATCATTGCCTACAATTTGGCGGAACTGGGTAGCACTGGTGCTATCGTCAAAAATACAAATGTAACCACCAGCCAACTCATCCTTAGTCAAAGCTGCATGGGTCGCAGCAGGCACAGTCAAACTCGTATCACCAGCAGATGCCGCTGTGGTAAACGCAGTGTAAGAAATGTACCCGGTATAAGTAAAGTTGCAACCCAAACCGGACTTAATCGCCTCAGTCGATTTGGCGTAACGATATTCTCTACCATCAGGAAGCACAACCCTATCACCAATATTCCACTTCGGGTTTTTCACCGTGGACGTTTGGTAAATAAAGGTCCATGCACCCTGGGAAGAGCTTTGGACAATCCCGGCCATGCCGAGATAGTCAACTCTCGGTGTAAACTTACTCATTCTTCAATCTCCTAATTAAGAGGTTTTGTGAAGGACATGACCACACTTACGGATGTTCTCAACCAGAATATTGTGAGCACCGTCCTGGAAGGCCGTAAACGTTGTATGCTGTCCACGGCTTGTCATCGGGGGCGTCGTCTTCATCCAGTAGCCATCATGCACAACCGGGATGAAATAACTCAGGTCGAACGTGTAGATGGGATCATAATCGGCACTATCCAGCGTATCAACTGGAATCACCGGGACACGATTCAACCGAACGAGATCGCCATTCACGACCAGCAATCCGCCCAAGGCTTCTTTGCCAGTTGAAGTATGATTGTCGTCTTTCTTGTCAACCAACTCCATAATGTCGAGGACGGTATCCGTTCCAGCAATACACATCATCTTAGCCGCTCGCTCTTTCATCAGCGGGGTGTCAAGCATCATCGGAGGACGGAACTTCGTCTTGATACACGCCTGGCGGTATCGCTTCAAGAAAGTGTTGTTGATCGCTGTATAGGGAGCCGCCCAGTTACGCCACTTGGACTCACTTGCAGCGTCAATACCCGCACATATGGTACTCGTAGTGGCATCACCAAACGTCACGGTCGCACCATTAAACCCAGCCGTAGTGTTGATTGCACCTGCCGTGGTAAGCACACGAAGGTAATACGGCAACGTGAACGGGTGTTTCCGGTCGGTCGAACTATCCGGCACACTTACCATCTTCTCTTCAATCAAATCAGCCAAGTCAATGATCGCCTTATCCCTACGAGTCTGAACAAGGTTCACATATCCTTTGGTCGAATTCTTCTGTTGAATAATCTCGAACTCGTCCCACGAAGCATTTGTGCCAACTAATGCCCAATGGACATCAATCGTTTGAATACTATCGCCGAACTTCGGCTCGTCCGTGTCATACATCTCACGGTAACGAGCGTTTCCACTGGTATCAAACGACACCTTACGCTGGATACTCGTACCACCGTCGATCTTAATGTTCTTTGTCCTGAACAAATTGGCAAAGAAATACTCTTGGTGGTCAAGAGCATACTCCAACTCCTGATCCGGCAGATCAGCCAGAGTCGTCGCAAGAAGATCGGCAATGTCTTCAGGTCTATAACCCATTTTCTATCTCCTATCCAAAAACTTTCCGCAATCCCTGTGCAGCGTTTTTGTGTACCGCAGCCATATCGCCCGGCTTGCCCTCTGGCCGTTGGCCAGGGGAGGTCGGCTCAAACGTAATGGCCTTGTTCCGCTTCACAGCTTTCGCTTTGATTTCTTTTCGTATTGCTTGCTCCCGCACGTCTTCCGTAACGAGCAGATGAGCACGTTCAAACGCCTCTTCCAGAGGCATATCCATTCCCTGCTTTTCAGCACCGAGCAAAATCAGATTAGCTTGGTCAACTACGGCCCATCGCTTTTTGATCTGGCCCTGGGTTAGATCGTCCCAGTTGTTGCCCTTAACCTCACCATAAACATCCTTGTAGGCTTTCACATCGTCCCGATTGAAGAATGTGTCAATCTGTTGCGAGATCGCAGCATCTTCCTGAGCCTGGGCTTGGGCAATTTTGGTATTAGCCTGACCAGTATCGGTCGAACGCACGGACTCAAGATCAGTAGCTAATTTCTGGTTCTGTTCAACAACCTGTTTAAGCACCCCAACGATGGGGTCGCCTTCGTATTCCTTCTCCAGGGCGGTGAAGTCAATTGCGTTCAGCTTCGGCTCTGATTTAGGTTCAGGCTTCGGCTCTGGTTTTTGATCGGCCTGGGCCTTACCCAACTCGGAGAACTTC